TGCTCCCAGTTTGCAACACTAGGAGCCACTCAATATGATGGTATGCCACACGGTACTAGCGTAGGCAATCCAACACAGAGTAAAGGTATGTCACTCGCTAATTTAGAGACAGATAAGGATTGGCTGTTAGTTGTCGAGGCTACAGAGTCTACCTTATCCGAGAAAAAGCGAATGTTCCTCCATTTTAGACGACAAATGGTTAATAATCAATATGTGAACGGTGGAAGACCTGGTTGGTCTGATAATGTTCAATACAGATATGCTGAATGGCACAATAGAAGGTATGGTTGCGATCATGTGCCAAGTAGACAAACTATGATTGACTGGTGGAGAGAAATAGTAGAGGTTGGAGTTCGGATAGCTATTAGAAAAAAAATACTTTAGTAGTGTGCAAAAGGTAAAGATTAACATGTTATTCTATTAATAGCAGGAATGGAAATTTGTTCTTCAAACTGATGAAAGGACTGCTGTATACAAACTTATAAACCTCTATGAAAAACGCTTCTTGCAAGCGACATAGAGGTTCCCCTAGAGGGAATGTATCCATCAGGGGTAATATGTAATTAGATTGAAAAGCCACTTGCTTAATTGTGAGTGGCTTTTCTGTATAAAAAAAGAACCGCCTATTTAGACGGTTTAGTTTGGATATGTGCAATGTATTCTTTTATTTGGTAATGATGCATCGTTTACCCATTCGTTATTTATTAGTTTTACGGCTTGAAGAGTAACTAACACATTAGATGTATTGAAATACGCTACAAACTTATTGGTTGTTAAATAATATTGGTAGGTGATATAAATGGCTGCTCCTAAGGGAAATAAGTTTGCTGCTGGGAATGAAGGTGGCAGACCATTGAAGTTTAAAACAGCAAAAGAATTACAAGATAAGATTGACGCGTACTTTGCTTCTTGCTTTGATGAGGTTTGGACACAAACATTTGAATATGATGATAAAGGTAAAGTTATTGATACTAAATGGATTCCTGTTCTTGATAGGAATGGTGATATATTAGAGAAACAGATTAGACCATTTACAATTACTGGGTTGGCTTTGGCTTTAGATACTACAAGGGATGTACTGCTTGACTATGAAGATAGAGAAGAGTATTCCCACTCTATAAAAAGAGCAAAGGCAATTATCCATAATTATACTGAGGAAGAGTTAATGAAGAGGGATAAACCTACTGGGGTTATCTTTAACCTTAAGAATAATTACGGCTGGAAAGATAAGACCGAGCAAGATGTTAATTTGTCTGGCGGTCTAGCTGATGAACTTAAGGCTGCAAGGGAGAGGGCAGGGAAATGAAAACTATGCAAATGTACAACGCGATGACTAATTTTATGCGGAACTCACCTTCGAAACAAAAAGGAAGTTGTAGGTTAAGAATGATGATAAAAGCATTAGGAATTAGACGTTGATACGTAGTTATACTTAGTCAATGTAACGGCTTTCCAGCAAATACGCTGGTTTGTCGTTACTTTTTTGACACAAAAATGTCCTAAATGAGTTAAAAAATAGGACAAAAATGTCCTACATAATCGAGGTGAAAAGTTGTACAAAGAAACTAGATTTATCAATAATGATGGGGTGCAGGTTAATAGCCGAGTAGAGCAATTTACAGAGGCTATGAATAATGAAGGATATAGATTCCCTAGTCACAAATTAGGTGCAAGGTTATTTGACGATGTAGATTTCCCTAGCGAAATGACTGATAGTGACATTGGCAAAATGACAAGGCTGTCTAAACTGATGGTAGGCAAAACTAATATGATAGGTTACAGGGTTAATAAAAATATTGTTGGTTATTCCAATAATGAAATATGTGAAGTGTTAAAAATGTCTTATCGAAGAGGGATGTCATTCATACGCAGCATGATTAAGCTGAGAGTGATTAAATTGATAAACGGATACTATTACATTAACCCGGCTTATTTCATGAGCACAGGTCAAAGGTTGAGCCTAGAATTATTTATTCATTTTCAAGATGAGTTGAAAAGCATATTGCCTGAGTGGGTTGTTACTGAGTTTCTTATGCAAGCGCAGGTTAAGAAGGTTTAGAAAGTGGGGTGAGTTGTAGGTGGATAAAGATGATATCCAAAACTATCTCGATTTATTAAATCAACAATTAAACGATGATTATAGAATAGTTATACTAACCTCAATTGTTGAAAGATTATTAGAAGAAAAATTACACGAAATATATAAAAACGGTTAAATCTCAATATACAATAACAACGAGTTATCGAACACTGACATGTAAAATAATGGTATGTAAATAGCGATAATACGTTAGTTTTGTGTTTATAGTTTTCCCTGTCGTTGTTATAAATATTAGGTAAAAGTTGGTGATAATGTGACTGTTAGAGAACTGATTGAGCGATTGCAAGAATGCGATCAAGATAGGATAGTGGTTGTTGATGGTTACGAAGGTGGCTACACGGAACTCGATGAGATTAAAGATGTGAAGTTGGAGCTATATGTTAATGATGCGTGGTATTATGGTTCTCATGAGATAACAGAGGACAAAGATGGTACTCCTGCTTTAATATTTAGTAGGTGATGATATGGCTAGACCAATAACAGAGCTAAAACAAATAATCATATTCTTGGCAGCATACACCAATGACCCACTTGCATTCGTCAAGGCTTCATTTAAATGGGGTGAAGGTGAGCTTGCTGAGTTTGATGGACCGGATGATTGGCAAATAGAAATACTTACATATATAAGAGATCGCCTACAAGCTGGTTTAATGGATGCTGGTGAGGCGATTTCGTACGTTATAAGGATTGCTATTGCTAGTGGTCATGGTATTGGTAAAAGCGCATTAGTGGCATGGATAATTCTATGGGCAATATCTACATTTGAAGATACTAAGGGTGTAGTTACAGCGAATACCGAGAATCAGCTTAAACTTAAGACATGGGCAGAGGTTGCCAAGTGGCATAGATTATTCATCGGTAGAGATTGTTTTGATTACCAAGCTACTTCATTATCAAGCGTTGATCCTGATCACGAAAAGACCTGGCGTATTGATATGGTTCCTTGGTCAGAGCGCAATACAGAAGCGTTCGCAGGGTTGCACAATAAAGGCAAACGAATACTAATCGTCATGGATGAAGCTTCTGCAATACCTGATATCATATGGGAGGTTACAGAGGGAGCACTAACAGATAAAGACACACAAATTATATGGTGTTGCTTCGGTAATCCAACTCGTAACAGTGGTAGATTTAAAGAGAGTGTTAACGGTAAGTTTCGTAACCGGTGGCATGCAAAACAAATAGATGGACGTACCGTTAAGATGACCAACAAGGAGCAACTGCAAGAGTGGGTAGACGATTATGGGGAAGATAGTGATTTCGTTAAAGTTCGTGTAAAAGGGCAGTTTCCTAGTAGTTCAGATCGACAATTTATCTCTACCGCTTTAGCTGATGCTGGCAGAGGAAGAAACCTAAGAGAAGAGCAATATAACTTTGCTCCTGTAATTATAGGCGTTGATCCTGCTTGGGATGGTGGAGATGAAACGGTTATATGGAAACGCCAAGGATTAGCATCTTGGAAGTTAGCAGTATATCAGAAAAATGACAATGACTTTGAACTAGCTGGATACCTTGCTAACTTTGAAGATCAACATAAAGCCGATGCGGTGTTTATTGATCAGGGTTACGGCACTGGATTAGTCAGTGCTGGTAAGACGATGAAGCGCAATTGGACATTAGTGTCATTCGCTGGTGAGTCTCCTGACGTTGGTTATCTCAATAAGCGTGCTTATATGTGGTCGCAGACTAAACAGTGGCTTAAAGATGGTGGAGCATATCCGGACGATCAAACAATGTATGATGATCTGATTGGTCCAGAGTACGAGGTAAGACTAGACGGCAAGATAAAATTAGAATCAAAACAAGACATGAAGAAGCGAGGCATTCCGTCCCCTAATAGGGCTGATGCACTCGCTTTAACTTTTGCCTTTCCGGTGCAGTCAAAACAAATGAGAAACAGCCATAAAACGCAAGTAACTAGAAGCAAATATAACCCATTAAGGAGGTGATAACCAATGTGTTTTATATCGACACCAAAACCAAAAGCACAACCAGTAGTACAACCTGTAAGGCAAGAAGTTGTATCAAATGAAGATACTTCTGCAATTGCAGCAGCAGCGGAAAAGAAAAGAAGAGGATATAGCTCGACTATTGCTACGTCTGGCAGTGGATTGGTAGATCCAGCAACGGTAAAGAAAGTCACGTTGGGTAGTTAATGAGCAAGGAGTTAATTGATAATTTCAATACTAGGTTTGCTCAACTTAAAAAAGAAAGACGATCGTACGAACCTGTATGGCAAGATATTATTGATCATATTGCTCCTGATTTAAACGGTTATATCAATCAAAAAAGGAGTAAAGAACAGCAAGGAGAGCGTGGCGATACTGTTATCTACGATGGTTCTCCAGTAGATGATTGTATGAAATGCGCTACAGGATTGTTTGCTAGTATCTGCTCACCGTCTAGACCATGGTATACGCAAGATTTAGATGATTTAACACTGTCAGAATCACCAGAGGCAAGAAAGTGGCTTGACTCAGAGACAGAGCTAAAGAATAAGATATTCCACGCTAGTAACTTTTATCAAGCAATATATACCGTGTGGCTACATCTTGCAGCTATAGGAACAGCTTGCATGTTAATCCTTCCTGACTTTGACGATGTAATTCATTGCATACCGCTTAACATTGGTCAATATTGGCTAGGAACCGATGACAAGAATCGCGTAGACACTGTTTACCGAGAGTTTGAAATGACAGCAGCGCAATTGATACAAAAGTTTGGTGATAAAGTACCAGCAACAATAAGAGACAGCGTTAAAGATCAAAAGCAAACTGAACAACTGTATTGCGTTACTCATGTTATTGAACCAAATATTTATAATATGGGTGATTTCCCTAAAGAATGGGTATCA